GAGGTGGCCCCCGTGCCCCCATAGGCGACCGTGACCGCCGTGCCGTTCCAAACGCCAGTGGCAATCGTGCCGAGAATGGTGATTGCCGTGGAACTCCCCACATCCAACGTGGTGGGATCGCCAGAGGCGTCTCCAATCAGAATGACGCCATCGCCGAGTACCGCTGTCGCGGTAATGGCCGAGGTGCCACTTCCCAACAAGATCCCGCCGTCCGTGAAGGTGGCCGCGCCCGTGCCTCCTCGATTTACAGCTAACGTCCCGGTGGCGTTCGCCGCGGCGAGGTAATACGCGCCTTCCTGCCCGTCCAACAGGTCCGCATCAAGATTCGCGACCACCGCCGACCCAGAGACCACCGCAAACGGCGCATTGGGATCGCGGTCAAAGGTGTGGAGGCCGGTGATGGTATAGGCGTTCTCCTCGGTGACAACGGTGTTGCCAGAGAGGTCCGCATCGGTGTTAGCAACTTGGATATCAGCCATTTAGTCGGAGCCCCTTCGACGACGCCGCCACGGTCCAGGAGACCGCCAACTACCAGGAACTACCGGGCCTCCTGTCATTCCGCCGCCCCATCGGGGCTGACGCAATGGGAATTGCCGGTTGGGAAATCCGGTCATTCGCCACAGCGCATTGGGATTCACGGCCCCTACGCTCTCTGGGATGATGCTCCTCAAATGCATCGGAAGCGCCCCGGGCTGGTCTACTGGACGTCGATCCAACGGTCCCGCACCGGGTGTCGCGCCCTCTTGTCGTCTACGGAGCCGCTCTGTGGCTGGATCTACGGCTCGACCTCGACGTCGCGCCCAGGCTGTATCTTGCTTGAGTTGATCTATATGGGCCGGATTAGGGCGTCTCTCCCAGCCTTGCTGGTCCCGGGGAACTCTCGGACCAGAACGCGGCGTCGCGTAGACATCATCCCGCAGCCGCCAGTCGAGGAAGTACTCTCCTGGTCGCCCCGTCGATTCCGCGTGCACGGTCCGCGTGGGATCCCCCAGGCGCGTGGGACGATCCGACCCACCTTGAATACTTCGCGCCTCTCGATTGAACCCTCGGTTGGTGCGGCTAATACCGCCGCCGGGCAAGTGCTCTCCAATATCTGTGATGGAGTTGACGCGTGAGCCAATTACGTCTGCGGGCGGTGATGTCGGCAATCGACGCAGGATGGCATCATAGAGATCCCCGACTGCCGTATCATCCAATGCTCGTAAAATCTTATCCCACCGACGGCCCACCTGCGATGCAAGACGACCACTCCCTGGAATCGGAAGCCCGAACTCAAGCGCGAAATCCAAGGGGGTCTGCGGGATCATCTCACCGATGATGCCTGTAAGGCCCAGGAGGGCATCATCAACGTCCTCCATGACGCCCCCCAAGGGAAATCCGCCCCCGGTCACCACAGATGGCGTTAAGACGTCCACCAAGGTTGGATAAGTGCGCCGCCGGACTGCTGTCTCTGTCTTCTCAGCCATTTACGCCTCGATGTAGACCAGTACCCCGTCCACCGATTGCGCCCCGCCGAGTTCCATATTTAGTAAGGTGCTATCGGAGGTCTCGAACCACCCGACCGGGTTAAAGGGGAACACGAGCGTCTGGCCCGCCGTGGGACCCATCTGCCCAGTCAGGGCCGTGCCGCCCGCGCCGTCCTCAAAGCGAATTGTCACCGCCGTGCCGGTCATCGTGGCGACAAGGGCCAAGACACGGATCTTCTTCCCGGTCACCGCCGCCACCAGCGTGTTATCCCCACTGGACGCATCATCAATAACTGCCCGCTTCACGAGCTGCACGTCCCGGGTGTCTTGAAAATCAACCTGCTTCGCCATCACGCCTCCCTAGGTCGAGTGGTAATACCGATAGTCATACCCTGGTGCCCGGTCGCGGTTAAAGCGTCCAAGCAGTTCGATGCAGGGCGTGAAGATTTCCACCCCCACCGCCGAGACGGACTGGGCATCATCATCCTTCCCGATACGGAGCAACTTCACGGCGTAATCCGCGACCGCCGTGATCGCGATATCGGGATAGGCAAACGTCCCCGACGCCGTGATGTCGTCAGCCGCGACAAGCCCGTAATAGCGCACTGAATGCGTGGCGTCGGGCAGCGGCCCCCAGTAAATATTGCGCCCATTGGTGGAGTAGCGTCGGGGCTTACCCGTGGACGTGGTATCGAGCTGCACGCCGGAATCGGTTAGCTGTGCGCCATTTTGGTCGCCGATATAACCCACCCATTCCAGATCCCACGCGGGGCGACTTGTAGAGGCGTTGAGGTATTGCAACCGGTCGACGCGGATCAACCCGGATGGGAAGGTGGTGGTCTCGGTATCCGCCGTGGTTGTGACCGTGCCGGTCGAGGAGAGGAAACTGTTGGGCTGGAGGGCCAGCAGCGACTCCAGGTAGTCCTGGGCGGCATTGGCGGCCCGAAGGGCGAGGGTGACACCGGATTCACCGGACTGGAGCTGTAGCCCCCGATCAAGCGCCTCCATCAGGTTGAGGATGGTCTGCCCGGTCGCCATGATGCTTAGTCTCCTGCATGATGTCGGACGAACTTGCTGCCATTGGACGACCCGCGCATGCTGACCTGAATCTTGGTGTGGTCCCAATGTTCGGACCCCACATCCTCCAAAACATGCTCTCGTTCGGCGTCAGCGTCCTCCCGCTCACGCTGGGCTTCCCGCTCGACCCGCGCCCAATAGGCTTTTCCCGATCCCCACTTGAATCCGCTCTGCTCATAGACGGCGGCAAAGGTCCGGGCGTCCAAGGGCACATACCCCCCGGCGGAGGTTTCAACGACGAACAGGAGTAGCCACCCCGGACAGAGATGATGGGCGATGCGCGGGCGGCGATACCAGACGAGCCAGCGTTCCCGCACCGGGTGCCACGTCACATCGAGGTCGGGATGCACGGCCCGCAGGTCGCCACGGAAGGGCTGCGGTGCAAACCGCACCCCAAAGCGATTCGGATGCCAATATTTGAGCTCCGTCTCAATCGGGGGCGTCATCGTCATCCAAAGACCTTGACTCCGAACTCCTGCACACGGACATCCTTGCTCGTCTTGCAATGCCGCGCCATTCGCGCCCGTGCCAAGTTATACGCCTGCCGGGAGTCCACATTCCATGACGTGGAATAGCCATCGATGGGACATTGCATGGTGCCCTTCTCGGCGTCCTCGACGCAGGCATCGGGAATCGGTTCCTCCTTCTTGACCCATGGGGCTGAGAAGGCTTCCGGGATGATATCGACCAATGGAACCGCAAAGCGTTTTCGTTCGCCATTCTCGGCGAAATAGGTCGAGACCTTGCCAGAATCCGAACCGATTCCGCTTCGATGGGGGCGTCCCTTGCCGTCCCACGCGTGCATGGACGGCAGCGCCGGCGCCCCGCGCTTCGCCATGTCCTTCCACTTGGCGCGTTCAGTCAGGTAGCACGTCATGGAGGCGGCAATCTTCTCGAGACCGACCCATTTGACGCCCTGATGCTCCTCGAGCTGCGCGAGTTCGTAGATCCGCCCCAATCCCGACTGCACCGCTGCCGGATTCACGCCGGTCGGCAGGGGGTGCTGCATCACCGCCAGTGGTGATTCACCCAGGTGCTTCAAGAAGAACTCATTCTCCTCAAGGGAGTAGGTCGCCGGATCGAACTCTTCAACCGTCTTCATGCGCCTCCTTAGTAACTGGAATTATTCCGAATCGGCTTCAAGATCACGCTCACGCTGCTCTCGAGATTCGTGACAGTCCCCGTAATGTTGACGGAGAGCTGCTCCCCCTTATCAATGAGCCGATTCCCCAGCGTTGTGGTCAACGTCGCCTGCACGGGTACATTCACCGTGCTGTCGAGCGCAAAGGCGGAACTCAGCGCCGTGGTGAGACTCGCCGGGGCCGTGCCCGACGCCGACACGCCGACATCCAACGTGCTGCTACCCGCGCCGACCACGCTATGGGTTTCCCGCACATCCATGATCTCGTAGTCCCGATCCGCGACGAAGATATGGACATCCGCCGCTTCACCGGCTGACGTACGATATTGGACAAGAACCGGAGCTAACCGTGCAATCGCTTTGATCCCCATGATGTCTCCTGGCGAAGCGAGGGGGAGGGGTGCGCGTGCATCCCTGGTAGGACATGGAGGACAGAGCCCTCCCCCTCACCTACTCAGTTTACGATTCAGCGATGTCTTCGATTTTCGCGCCAGCAGCGGGGTTATCACTGAGCAGGTCGCCCTGCCAGTACCACGCCACCTCAAAGGTCGTATTTGAGGTCTGTCGGAAGAACGGCGTATTGTCGAAGATTTCCGACACCGGACGCGGCACCGCATTCTCGCCATGCCCGATGTAGAAGTGCTTGGTGTCCATCCCAATGATGGTGTTTGCCGCGAAGTACGGATCGACGTGCCAGGGTTTTCCAGAGAAGCGATAGATGGTGCGTCCGTCGCCGCCATCCTTGCCTTTCTGCTGGGCACCGCCTTCACGGCCCACGCCCACGCCACTGTCGAACTGCTTCGGGGATCCCATCGCGAAGTAAGTGTCTTCGCGCAGGAGTTCATGGTATCGACGCACCACGGCCAGATTCGAGAGGTAGGTGTTCAAGGATGCCCCACCCTTTTCGCGCACGTTGTCCTCAAGCTGCATCATGAGGTCTTCGGTGAGCGCCCGATTCGTCCCGCTATTGTCCAGCACCACGGATTCCCAGAACTCATTGCCGGCGGTGCCCCGGTCGATCCCACCAAAATCACCCTTGGGGGCCGGCGGATCCGCATTGTCAATGATGCCCAGCAGTCCGTTGGTGTGATACGAGTAAGCGGTCGCTACGGTGTCTTGAATGACAAAGTAGTCCCCAGCGGCGGTGCCGCTCAAGGACGCCCCACTAATAGTGATGGTCCGATTGGCGGTATCAATCGCCGTGACCGTGCGGGAGTCCCCGATTTTGGTGTTGTTGTCGCTCGCGTCCATGACATCAACCACGAGGCCCAAGTCCACGCTGGGGAGCGCGTTGACCGTAATGGTGGTGTCGTTGTCCGCTGCGGGCAACACGGCGAGTTTACCCAACCCGTCCGAGATGAGATCGGCATTGAGGAGCTTCAGGACGCGTCGCCTGAACCCCGCCTCCATCATCTTGAGGGCGGTCTGAAAGGCAAACTTTGAATTCCGGGCGTCTTGGAGCAGTTTCCAAGACATATTGTAGAGACCCGCAAATTCCGTGAGGGAGAACGTTGCCTCGGTGGTGTCTGGGTCGAGATTTGACGGAAGTGTGCCCCCTTCCGCGAGCCCCGTCCACGCACCGGGGTTCTTCACCATGATCGGCATGATGAATTGCCCACGCCCGCCAACCGGTTTCGCCATCTTCTGGAACATATTCCAGCAGACGACCTCTTGGTTGACGAGGTGCAGGACCTGATCGACCCCGTAGGTGTATTTCAGTGCTTCGATAACATCAGTGGTACTCGCCATGACGCTCCTATGTGTGGCCTGCTGCCACTACGCAGGAGGGCGGCGTTTATTCCGTCTGCCCAGGATTCAACATCGGCCACAGTTCGTTGGTGCGCTCCTCGGGGGTTTTATACCCACCCGTCTTGCCGCTTGTGAGCGAGGATTCGCCGCCCCGTGACGGGAACGGTGACTGTTTCGCCTTCAACGCGGCCTCACGGTCCATCTCCCGGAACGTCTTTCGCAACCCCTCTACACGGTTCCCGATCTTCTCGCCGTATTCCGTGCTGTTTTCACCCCAGTCGGTATACGAGAGATACACATCCTTGAGCAACCTATTGATGTGTTCGTTGTCGGGAAGTCCATGTTGATCACGAACTGACGCATACTTCGTGGTGAGGTCCTGTTCGGCCTGCTTTCCCTGCGATTGCTCCATCGCCGCTTTCAGCGTTTTGTTCTCACGAGCCAGCATAGACAGTGCTTGATCGCGCTGCTGTTGCTGCTGGTGCATCGGGGTAAGCCCTTCATTGATGATCCGTTCCATCAGCTGTGCGGCAGTATTCCCGTCAATGTACGACATCTTTCGCAATTGATCGAGCATTGACCCGTTCTGCTCGTGTGCCTGCTGTTGGCTCGCCTGTTGCGCGGCCTGTTGCTGGGCATGACCATGCTGGGCCAACTGGTTCTGGTACTGCTGCAATCGCTGGTGTTCCTGGGACCGATGGGCCTCCCACGCTTTTCGCTCTTCGGCAAGCGCCTGGGTTTTCTTGGTATATTCGGCCTGAACCTCTGCGGGCCATTGTCCTGTGCTGGTGTCGCCGTCTCCTGTGGGTTCACTTACCTCCCCGCCTTCGACGGGAATGCTCTCGACGTCCTCTGCCATCTTTCACCTCATTCGAGTGCTCGATGAGTCGCCGTCCGCGTGTTCGTCTGCCGACGAGTGCATGGGCGGTGTTCCTCGAACGTGTTCGCCGTGAGTAAACTCAGGCAGTCTTAGGGCAAACGCCCTAATCTTTTATGAGTGTAGCAGACATCACACGGATGTCTAGGCAGCATCCGGTCATTTTTTTCTGAGCTTGCTTAGTGTTTGTGCGAGGACCGCCTGCCGCTTGGTGCGCGTGGACGCGGTCGAATCCTTGGCGAGAACCCGATCTGCGTAGGCGGCAGTGCTCTCCCCGGCCGCGTCCGCCTTCCGACTGAACGCCCCTTTGCGGCGGATGGCCCCCTTGATCCACGTCTTTGGTGGGTCCTTCGGGCGCGGGGCCGGCTTCTGTCGTTGTGCCATTACGGTCGCTTCCGGCGTCCAAAGCGACGCCTAACGCCCTCGGCGGTCTTCGCGACAGGACCGGGCTCAAGTTCGCGACGACGGGCACCGGATTTTGCTTCCTCGTAGCTTTCTCCAGCGGCCTTGGCGGCGTCCTTGAGGGCCTGGTCAGACCAGATTCGACCGATTGATTCAATGTCTCCCGGTATTCCTGAACGGTCCGAGACAACGGCATCGATTCGCTTCACTACATCCTGGGCTCGTTCAAGCTCTTCGTGCCAGGGGTATGGTCCGAATCGCCGACTCCACCGGGGTACGCCTTCCGGTCCTCCGAGTTCCCCCAGGGACCGACCAGCATCAACGATTGACTGCAACGGATCAGTGAAAAAGGCACGCCGGCTTACCAGTGAGGGGTCGTCACTTAGTACCGTTTGCTGTAAGACATTGCCGGTGCGGGCAGTAGAGGGACGCGCTTGCGGGGCCATTAGCGTCTGCCTGATCCGGCGCAGCCAGTCGGGAACACGGCGGGCCACGCCCAGGAGGGAACCCGGACTGAGCGGCATCTCGCCGCGCACGACCTCCTCGTCACCCACGATCTCACGCCGTCGAGCGGCCTGCGGGGGGGTCTCAGGGGCGCTCCCCAGAAGACGCAGAATCTCGGGAATACCGCTGATGTCGATACGGGTCGCCATTACTGCGGTCCGCGTGGCCCGGGCTGCTGCTGGGCGAAGGCTTGCATGAGTTGTTGCGGGGCTTGGGGCGCGACCTGCTCGGCGGCGGTGACCTGATCCAGCGCCATATCCACGGCTTCCGCCGCCGCTTTCGCCGCCGCTTGCTGCGTGGCCTGCGCCACGGCCCCCTGTACCTGTGATTGCTGCATCCCCTGCGCTCGTCGCTCTGAGGCTTGCAGGAGGAGTTGTCGGCAGCGATTCCAGAAGGCCACGAACCCCTGTTGGAGTTCCGGGGAGGCGGAGAGGAACTCCGTGGTCGCCATCTGGGACTCCAGTTCATCCATGATGACGCGGAGGTTCCAGAAGGGCATAGGGAGGTGATCGGGTAGCCGTTCTCCCTCCCAGAGACGCTCAACCAGGGCCATGCCCAGCTTCCGGTAGGTCATCTCTTTGCTTTCCCGTCCAAGATCCCCCATTTCGAGGTCGGCGGCGATCTTCTCCTTGTCGATCTTCCCCGTGCGCTCGTCCATGTAGAGCACGCTCAGGGGGGACTGGAGATGCTCACGCACGCGGGCTTCCCGGAGGGCGCGGAACTCGGGAATAAGGCTCCCGCGCTCGACCGTGACGGAATAATCGGTGCCCGACTGGAGAATCTCGGAGGTCTGGAAGATAAACACCTCATCCCGCATGGACCGGTCGGTATAGTGCAGGGTGCGGAAGGGCGGGTAGTATTGCTTCACCCGATTCACCCGCATATCCTTCACCGCCGCCATCTGCGCCCCGATATGCAGGTAAAGACACCCCCACTGGGTATCGATCATCTCCTGCAGCATGGGCACGGCCATGGGGCCGCGCAACTGGCCGGGGAACTTCTGCTCCTGAAAGAGATCGACGCCGCCGCCAATCTCCCGCATGAGTTTCACGGTCAGGTCGATGGAGGGCATGTACCAGGTCGGGAGTTGCGGCGGCTCCCGGCGCTGAATCATCTTCACGCCCTGCTCATTGAGGCCGTTTTCAATAGGCGCGGGATAGTCCGCCGGGATGTCTTCCCGTTTGATGCCCTGCCCGAGGAGTTCATTCGCATAGAGGGACGCATTGGACTGCTCGCCCAACTGCGAGAGGCGTTTATTCAGGAAGCGTTGGGGCGGGATCAAGTCCGAGATGTAGTCGCTGTTCCAGAAGCTGACCGTCGTCGGGGACCAGTGAAAATCGACCAGCGGAATCGACTCGTAGGGGTTGTCGCCATCCAGCAGCACTTCCTCGCCGGGGACAAACACGGAATAGCGACCTCGGGGATGCTCGTCCGAGATGGGTTGATAGCGTTCCACCACGACCGCGAGATCCGGGTCGTCCTTCTTCCGGCTCCCCTGCACGCGGGGAATCAAATCTTGAAGATGGACCGCGCCTGTAGGAGCGCCGAGGGAGTTCAGGTCCGTGCTGAGAATCCGCACCTCCTGTGCGTCCTTGAGGTTGTCCAGCGTGGTCTCGCTGACCGCGTAATTCGCCTTGATCCATCCCGCCGTGCGAATCTTGGCGATGTAGACGGCCTGATCAGGCGAGAGGTCCTTGAGCGACCGCACCGAGGCGTCCACGAAGACCTGTAAGGGGCTTAGAATCTCACTGCCGACATCTCCAGCGAGGACCATGTCCTCGACCACGACGAACTGCTCTTTCGGAGCGCCTTGGAGAAGGCGTTCCTGCCGGATGGACTCGGGAATCGTCTCGCTCGAGACGACATCGGTCCACTGCAGCTCATTCGTCTCCTCATCGAACCGGGGCAGCGGTTCCATGGTGGCGTCCTTGACCCACGGGACGTATTCAAACGCCACGCCGCCAATCGCCATCCACCAGAGGAGTTCCCAGCTCCGCGAGGGCTGGTCCAGCTTCTCATCGAGCGCCTTGATGAGTTTATTCACCACCTCGGTCTTCGCCAGCGACTGGGGGTCCTGTTTGTCCGCCCGGGCCTTGAAGACCGGCGCAATGCTGCTGAGTCGGCCCAACATCTTATGGAGCATTTGGCCCAGCAGGTTAAAGACGAGGTGCAGCTTGTTGGGATCGCGGCGGCGGGTGAAGAGTTTGCGTTGTTCCGACCCGACCCAGTGCTCCCCGGAGACGAAGGCCAGATTCGTCAACATCCGGAGTTCGACGGACCCCACCTCACGGGACTTCTGGGCGCGGAGACGATTGTAGTCGGTGGTGTAGGTAACGAGGGCTTCGGCCTTGGCGGGCATCGTCGCGGCCTCGCGCTATTGGGGTGGCCGTCGTCGGAGTTGATTCAGGATCTGCTGAATCGCGGGAGACGGGGCCACCTGCGGGGGGCGTCCTGACGGGATCCCGCCGGCCAGACCGGGAATCGGCGGACGCGCCATGACCGAAGAGGGGACCCCGCCGGCTGGGATCGACGGTATCCCCTGTGGAGAAGGCACCCCTGGAGGAGACGGACGCCCCCCTCCGGCCATTCCCGGCCTCCCTGGGGGCCGCACCCCGGGAGGTAGTCCGCCCGGGGCCGTGGGCAACGCCATGCGACCGGACGCGACGGGCGACCGTGTTGGCGCGGGCGGGCAGCGTCGCGCTGTCGCCGTCTTCTCGAGATCGGGTCGGCGTGTGGGATCGCTGGAGGCGTTCCGTCGCCGGGCTTTAGCCGCATAAGCCTTCCCCTCAGCCGTATAGGGGACTTTTTGACCATCAACGACGGGCATCAATTGGCTCCTAGGTGGGCATCCATATCCGCCCCCGCTGACGGCGGCGTCGGGGTGTCCCGGAGATCGCGGATCTCATTTTCTACCGTTTGGACCCGTAATTCAAGTCGGGCGAGGTGCGTCGCATCAGGGGGCCGTGGGGTCAAGGTGGGGCAGATCCACTGCCGCAGGCGGTGACGGAGCTGTCGTAGCATGTGTTTGCGTCTCCTCGAACACGGCCCCCAACGGCTTGCTGATCTTCGTGCCATCGGGCCGCGTTTGGGTCAGGGCGATAATCTGAAAGACGAAGGCGAGTTTCGCCTCCACGGCAGCAAGGCGCTCATCAGACATTACTCGGCTCCTAGGTGGCTGTCGGGCGCAGACCGCCTGGTCCGCCGCAAGGGCTCGCCCATGGGTTGAATATTGTAGAGGGCCGGGAGACTGGGGGGCGGTTCCGCCACCCGCCCCCGGGGGTGCCGCGAGAGAATATGTTCCATGCAGTCGAGGGCATGGTCCGACGCTTTCAGACGCTCGTATTTTCCGGCACTGCTGGTGGTCTCGGGCCACTGGGCGTGTTCCAGTTCATAGGGCAGGATCTGGAGCCACGGTGCCAGCCAGATTTGCCCATGCTGGAAGTATTGTCGGGCCGCTTCGGTGCGGACTTCCCGCCCCCGGTGATTCGCCATGAGATGCAGCCCGTGGTGGGCGCATTCGGCCTTGAATTGGGAGTTCGCATCGACCCAGGCGACCGGACGGGTCTTCCAGCGGCGGGCCATCGCCTGCACCTCCCGCACCCAGCGCAGAATCGAGCCACTGGGGTCCAGTTCCGGGGTATGGGCGACGTAGCGGTAATTCGTGACCTCGTCCAGCACGAAGGCTTGTCCGGCGGGGGAGACCGCCATCACGACGGCGGCGCAATAGGTGCCGGTATCCGCTCCCAGCACGACCGTCCAGTCCGGGTCCGGTCGGAGGGACTCGCGGGTGACGGGATCGGTCGCACAGAGCGTGGGATGGCTCTCGACGGCGATCTGCCGGTCGCCGCGCTGATAGTTATAGACGCGCCCGACGAAATCCCCGAGTTTTCCGAAATACGCAATGGAGAACTTCTCTCGCGTGAGCAGGGTGCGGTCCCGGTCCATGGCCGTCTGGTCGAAGCTGTAGGGATTGACCGTGGCGGGGATGGCGCATTTACAGACCCAGTCGGGGAAGTCGGGATGGTCGTGGCCGTGCTCGTGAAACACGCCGACCCACGGACGGTCGGGGGTGGTGGGGAAGACGGCGTAGCCTTTCCGCACCCGGAGGTTCTGGGAGACGGAGGTGTAGCATTCAATGCCGGGGAGTTGATACGCCTCGCAGTAGATATAGGCGTCCACCTCTTTCCCCTTTAGGGATTCCGCCCGTTCCCAGCTTCGCGCCTCGAATCGCGCTCCATTTTCGAGTTCCAGCCAGAGTCGCCCGTCTTTTGGGCGATTTTGCAGTGACGTGGGCGTCTGATTCAGGCCGCGCTCGGAGCAGAGGGCTTCGAGGAGGTACTCGAACTCCGGGGTACACATATCGTATTCATTCCCCACGAGATACACCCGGGCGTGGGGCACGGACCCGAACGCCGCCGCCCAGAGACCGGCCCCGGCTGACTTCCCGGATTTATACGCCCCTAACTCGGCCACCACCCGGGCGCGTCCCTGCGTCCGGGGGGTCTGCGCGAACCAGTCGCAGGTGCCATCGGGGGATCGGGCATAGACCGCGTGCGGGGTGCCTTCCGGGACCGTGACGCCGGTTAACTCGTAGCCATCCGTGGTCGCCCACCACGCGGCCTGATGCACAAAGGGGACAAAGTCCATCTGGCGGCACAGGAACCCGCGAAACTCCGTCATTAACCGGTCGCGGAGGGGAACAGGGACGGCGGTGACTGGCATACGCGGCGGCGGGTTAGGGCAACAACTGGAGGAGGTGCTCGGCGCGGGCATCGCGCCAATGCGCGTCGTGCTTCCGCGTGCAGACCGTCACGCTGACCGGCTCGGCCTGATACGCAGCCAGCTCGATGGTCTCCAGATCCGGTGGGCGATGGCCCGCCCGCCGTCGATGGATGACCCCCACGGCGGTGGCATCGTACTCGGGCGGCGGGTGGCGTGCCGGACGCGAGACCCGGGAACGCGCGTCCGAGAGTCGCCGGGACTCGACCGCGCTGGCGATCAACGCGACTTGGTGACGCTGGATGATGTCCGCTGGCGGCGCGGACGGGTCGGTGGCGAGGTCCACGTATGGCGCCTGTTGGTGCGCAAGAGCCGCTTCGAGGACGGCAAACGCCTGGGCCGTGAGATAGGCAGCGTTACGAGGGTCAGTCGCCCAGGCCGACTCCTCGACCGGCTCCGCCGACCGGACCGCTGGTCCGTGGACCACACGGTCCCCGGGGGCATTCACTGGGCCACCGCCCCGTCCGCATCATACCGGGTCAGGAGGTCGTGATAGAACCGCGCCAACGGGCTCTCCTTTCCGGCCATCCCCGCCACCTTCGCCTCGATGGCGGCGCGACAGGTGTCCGCCTTCGTCTTCGCCGACCCGGTACATTCCGCGTAATTGGTCGTCCAGAGGACGTACGCCAGCTCGTTGTAGTGCTTCGTTAAGGCGCACTCCAGCCGGGTCTCGTCGCTCATCCGGTGCCACGGCTCCCCGCCCGTCAGGGTTTCCACCGCCTCGATCACCTCCGTCTGTCGGGGCCACCACGTCTCGCACGCCACCAGCATCTCGTCGTCCACCGCGATTGCCCAGAAATACGGCACGATGTCCGCGACCGGTGCCCCCGAGAGGAGCATCACCGCGAACTCCCGGGCCTCCCGCGCGTCCAAACGCCGCACCACTCCCTCGCTCATCCCGCCCCCTCTGCGTCACCACGACATCGCATCCGCACGCCTCCATATATCGCACAAACCACCGCAGGGAACTCGTTCCCCCCACCC